CTCATCGACCTGTTCGTCGGGCAGTTCCAGATCGCCGACAAGGTCCAGCGCTGTCCATGTCGGGGTGGCGCCCACGCCGATCCGGACGGTGCTGCCATAGCCAATGATGCCATCGGGCATTGTCATCTCCATTGTGAAAGGGGTCAGAGGCCGCAGGCGCGAACCTGCGGCAAGGCAGCCTTGCGACCGCGTGAGGGCGTCAGGGCAGGGTCACGTCCGAATCGGCGCGCGAGGCCAGCAGCATCGCCTCGAAGGTGACGCGGCGGGCGGCGAACACCACTTCCCCGCGCTCCACCCGCACTTCCGACCCGACCGGCCGGATCATCATGACCAGCCCGCCGAGTCTGCCGCTGGCCGCGATCTCGCGCTCCAGCGCAAGCTGGATGTCGTCGATCTGATCCAGCGCGTCCTGATCCGTTCCGCTGGCCTGCAGGACGAAATCCAGCAGCACCGTGCGGCGGTCGGTGCGGGTGCTGTCGCCGTCGATCCGTTCCGACCGGACATAGCAGTAGAGCGCGGGCAGGTCGTCATCGGGCACGGCCCCGCCCGTGGGCGGCTGTTCCAGCACCGTGACCTCGCGCGTCGCACCGCCGACAATGACGGACAGACCAGCTTCGGACAGCAGATCGACGCTGGCGCGCCGGAGGGCTTTAAGAGGATGCATCGATGCGCTCCAGTTCGATGACAAGGCGTGCGTCCGCCGCCGGGCTGCCGCTGGGCAGCGCGGACAGGCAGCGATAGGTCTTGCCATTGCCGGGGGTGACGGTGCCGCCCCGCACCAGATCCCCGATCAGGCGGCGATCCCCGGACAGCGTGGGCAGGACGGTGGTGACCTCCTGCCCGTCCTGCCCGAGGACGACCACCGGAGCCTCGCGGAAGATGGCCTGCACGGTCCGGGCCGCGCCATCCTTGGGCTGGACGGTGAGCGAAGCCCCCAGCACGCCGTCGAGGATCCCGGTCATGCCGTCAAAGATGCTGGCCATCAGCCTTAGCGGATGGTGCCGTCGAGCAGCACCGACCCCGTGGCGGAGGGATTGGCCGCGACTGCCATGGCCGCGCCGATCAGGGTGTTGTCGGTCGCGGTGGTGGTGGCCACCTTGTTGGTATCATCCCAGTAGATCTTGGCGCCGATGGTCCACGCCTGCGCACTGGTTTTTGCCAGGGCGAAAATGCCGCGGCGCACCAGCACCACGTCCTCGGCTTCGGCGGCATCGAACTGCGCCACGCCGAACAGCGCGCCGACAAGGGCACCCTCCCCGGCATCCACGTCATAGGGCGCCGGAACGGTGATGTTCTCACCGGGGGCGATGAAGTTTTTCATGGGTCTATCCTCTGCATGCCGCGCCCTGCGCGGCGTCGGAATGGAAACGGGCGACCGCAGGGCCGCCCGTCAGCGCATCAGGTCAGGGCGTCGGATCAGGCCCCGGCGTTCTTGTAGGCGCCGCGATATTCGCTGGCCGCCGCGCCGAAGATGTGGCGAGCGTTCATGGTCACCTTGTCGGGGTTCATGCCCTCGATGGTCTGGACGGTGGGGGCGCCATAGCCTTCCAGATAGGCCGCAGAGATCGGCGGCAGATCGGAGCTCACCAGATACCATGCGGTATCCGACCCGCCCGCCGCCGCCCCGAGGTTCGGCACGGTGACCGGCGTCAGCGAGCCCTTGAACGGGTTCACGTTGCCATCGGTCGCGGGGGTGGTGGCGGTGCTGAACTGCAGGGCCGTGATCTCCAGAGCGGGCGGAACGATCAGCAGGTTCGGCTCGACCATCAGGAAATCATCCTTGTCTTTCGAGCCGAACGCCGTCTGTTCCCACATCGCCTTGCGACCCGCGCCGACCGTGGTGGCCGAGATCGCGCCACCGGAGCCCGCAAGGTTTTTGTGGGTCGCGTGGAAAAGCGCGAGGCCGTCAGACTTAAGCACGGCATTGGCGCGGATCAGCGACCAGACCATGCTGTTCTCCATCACCCGCGCCGCCATGGCGAATTCACGCGGGATGCGGTCGAAGGCAGACATGTCGTCATTCACCACTGCCTCAAAGGTCAGGCTGATGGTGCGGCCACGGCGCTCGACCTTCAGGCCTTCGGCCTCATCGCTCAGCGTCGCTTCCTCATACTCGCCGTTCTGCAGCACTTTCTTCAGCTGGAAGTCGCCGCCGAAGCGCACCGCGTGCATTTCGCGGAAATCGTTTGCAGTCATGGGCGTGCCCGTGACGATCTGCCAGTTGGCGCCGCGCCGGTCGTATTCGCGGATCAGCGAGCGGTTCATGACCTCGGTGGTGATATAGGCGAAGTCGCTGACCCCGTGCGCACCGCCCATCATGGTGGTGGCCCGGAAGCCCGCTTGCAGATTGTCGTTTTCCGAATAACTGCGCTGCGGCCCTGCCAGTTCGCGGGTCAGGCCGCGCAGCGTCATGCCGCGAAACTGCGCGCCCGGGCCGCTGTAATCGCGCATCATCGCCGCCACGAGGCCATTGATGCGCGTGTCGGTTTCGTCCCGGGTGATGCGGGCGCCGGGGGCAGCGCTGCGCCCCAGCGGCTCCGCTGCGGCCATGGTGGTCATGAAGCGGGCCGAGGCGGCTTCAACGGCGGTGCCGTCATCGATCAGCGCGTCGACATCGGCCTGCATCAGACGGCCCGAGGCGACAAACGGCGCGGCCATCTCGCGAATGCCGCGGACACGGGCGCGTTCCTGCGCGAGGGGATCGGGGGTGACCATGACCGGCGCGGGGGCCGGGGCGGGCGGAGTGGCAGGCGTGACTGCCGAGGGCGTCGGGTTGGGGTTGGGCATGGTGATCTCCGTTTCGGAAGGGGTGGCCGTCATGGCCGGTGCAGCGCCGCCCCCGGCAGGGTTCGGTGCCTGTGTCTGGTCGGGCGTGGCGGTGCCACGCGGCTTGCGGGCGTGCATCGCCCGGAAGTGTTTCGTGGCGGTCATGTAGAGGTTGCGACCCACCTCCATGCTGGCGATGACCGCCAGCGGTGCCGCGTCATCCTCTACGCCGACGATGCTGTCGACGAAGCCTGCAGCGACAGCCTCTTCGGGCGAATACCAGGTCTCCGCCTTCATGATCTGGCGCACCGCCTCCGGGGTCTGACCCGAGGCGCTGGCATAGACGGCGGCATAGACATTGGCGGCGCGGTCCAGCGCATCGGCTTCGCGGCGCATTTCCTCTTCCGTGCCCCATGCCATCCCGGAGGGATCATGGATCATCAGAAGCGAGCCGGACGACATCTGGCGCGATGTGCCGGCCATCAGGATCAGCGAAGCGGCAGAGGCGGCCATGCCTTCGACAATGATGGTGGCCCCGCCCGGGTGGCCCGCCAGAATGGCGCGCACTTGTTCCCCGGCATAGACATGGCCGCCGATGCTGTTCATGCGCACGGTCACCGGACCCTCGCCCAGCATCTGCAGCGCCTCGCGGACCAGACGCGGGGCGAAAAACACCTCTTCGTCATACATCCAAGAAATCCATTCATCATCGAGGACCGTGCCGCTCAGAATGAGCTCGCCCCCCACGATCAGGTCACTGGCCTTCATCATCGTCTCCTTCTGTCACTGCGGCGGGTGCCACGGGGCGCGGTGCCACGGCAGGCAGCCCCGCATCGCGATCGGCGTCGGCATCCTGTTTGCGTTCGGCGCGGATCGTGTCGGGATCGCGGCCCAGCTCGCGCTGCGTGCGCTGGCGGCTGTTCAGCCCCGCTTCGACCTCTTCGATCATCGCGGGGATTTCCTTTGTCGGGTCCACGAGGATCCGGCGCGGCGGCGTCCAGTCCAGCGTGAAAGGCAGACCGGCATGGCCCACCAGCGCCAGCCCGTCGCGGAACCAGCGTTCCATGCCCCGGCAGAACTGCCCGATCATCAGGTTGCGCTGCCACATGCGCACCAGCCGGTCCATCTCCATCCGGCCCATGCGGCCAGAGGAAAAGTTGACCCCCTTCAGATCGCCGGACAGGCTTTCGTAGGTGATGCCCAGACCCACCGCGACGGCAGCAAGCCCCCGGCGCATGAATTCGTCATAGCCGTCGACCGTGGGTGGTTCGGTAAAATGAGGCTTGGCACCGGTCGGCAGATCGACCACTGCGCCGGGCGCCAGCTCTTCCAGCCCGCGCCCCGATTCTGCGGGACGCAAAGCCTCATCTGCCCATTCGATCACCAGCGCCATCAGCGCGGCCATGCGCTGTTTCAGGATCTGGGCTTCCTGATAGTCCGACAGCTCGCCCAGCGTCATCATCACCGGCGCAAGCCACGGCACGCCGCGCAGCTGCCCGGGGCGGTCGAAGCGCCGGACATGGATGATGTCCGACCAATGCACCCGCGTTGATTCCAGCGGACGGCGGTGCAGCACGGCGCCCGGGTGTTCGTTATAGAGATGATACGCCTCGATCGCGCCGGTGGGCCCGTATTCGACCCCCTCCACCACAAGGTTTTCGCCCCAGCGCTGGATGGTGTGGTCGAGAAGGTCGACCTCCAGCAGCTCCACCTGATAGGGCAGCAGCAGATTGCGGTTGAAGCGCGGGTTGCGCATGCGCCGCCGCACCAGCACCTCGCCATCGGTGAAGACGGTGGACATGATGATGCCCTGCATCTCCGCCAGATCGTATTCGCCCATTGCGTCGATATCCTGCCCGGTCAGGTGCGGCAGGTATGCGGAGACGGCAGCCTTGGCGTTTTCGCCCGCGCGGATGCTGGGGGTGATCCCCTCGCCCACCACGTTGGCCATCACAACGTCGCGGCCCCGCGCGGCATAGGCACGGTTGCGGACGAAATCCCGGCTCATGTTGCGCAGCCGGGTGCGGGCGCCATAGGCCGCCGCATCCGCCGAGGTGCCGGGCGCCTTCCAGCCATAGGTCCGCCGCCCCTTGGACGCGGCGTCATAGTTCATCAGCAGCTGCGTCTGGGCCCGCGCTCGGGCGCGGCGAAGCCCGGCCTCCGGATTGAAGGTCCCGATAACCCGGTCGATCAGGTTCATGTCAGAGGCCCCGCGACGTGCGGGGATAGGACACGCCGAAAGCGCCCGCCGCCCGTCCCTGCACTTCGTCCTCGATCATCCGCAGCGTGGCGCGCATTTCGACCAGCGATCGATACTGGACCTCTTCGCCATTCAGCCGCACCCGGGTCACGCCCTTGGCAATCGCGGCTTTGATCGCGTCTGCATCGGCCTGCGTCCATGCCATGTTACTTCCTTCTCAGCCAGCTGATGCTGCGGGGCGCAGCCGCGGGGGGTGTCTCTTTCCGCGCCGGGGCGGCGGATTCTTCGGGGGTCGCGGCGGCGGGCGTTTCGGATTCGGACAGCCGGACGGCAAAGGCGTTGCCCGCGCCCAGAAGCGCCCAGTCCGGCGGCGCTTCGGGGTTCATGCGGTTGATGCCCTTGTGTTCGGCCAGCGCCAGCGCCTGCACCGCAAGGTCCAGCGTCTCGTTGCGCGTGACGCCCTTTTTCTTCTCATAGCCCTTGGCGCCGCGCTCTTCGGCCAGCAGCTCCGCTACCGCGTCGGCCTCCATCCAGTCCGGCAGGTGCTGCGCGCCGATGCCACGATCCGGGCGCCCGAGGGCGGCCAGCACGCTGTCTTTCAACCGGTCAACCGCCATGTTCAGCAGCTTGATGCCGCGGGCTTTCTTGCCCTTGGAGCCGCGCTCCGGTGTTTCCAGCCAGACCCGGTCGCGCTGGTGGAAGCCGCCGCGCCCGATCGACAGGAACCACAGATGCCCCTGCCCCTCGCGCCGCCGTGCGCGCCAGAACTTTTCGGCATTGTCGGACCAGCCCGGCGGGCCGTTGAAGTCGATCACCAGCGCGCAGGGGGTCAGCGCCCAGCCCCCGCCCTGCACCGGATAGGCCCGGCCCGGCAGGTCCAGCAGCACGTCCGCGTCTTCGGCATAGCGGCCTGTATCGATCAGCCGATACCGCCCGTCTTCGTTCTTCGCGCGTGGCGCGTCGTCGGGCGGCTGCGAGATCGCAAAGCGGTCGATCACGACACGCTCGCCCTGTTCGCCCCATGCCATCACCAGCACTTCGAAGCGGTTGCCCTGCACGTCGATCGAGACGGTGATGAACCGCGCCCAGGACGGGGCGACGCCGCGCGGCAGCGTCACCGCCGCCTCGCGCAGACCGGCCACGGTAAGTGCGTCGGCATCGGTCTGGACCGGACGCAGGAACGGCTCCGCGCGATCGGTGAAATAGACCCGCGCCAGTTCGGTGTAATCGTCGAACAGCTCCGCCTGTCGCAGGGCCGCCTCATAGCTGCTGACCAGACCTTCCCAGCTGGCAAAAGCTGCAGCCGCCCCGTTGAGGCTGTAGCTGGCGATGTCGGTGGCGCGCAGATCCGGATCATCGATCCGCACCAGAACACGCCGGCCATCTTCGTCGATCTTGCTGCTTTCGTGCAGCCAGCCGCCATGCCCCGCCAGCGCGCGGCGGTTGAGTTCCAGCTTGTGGCGGTGCGCGTAGCGTTCCCCGCAATCGGGGCATTCCATCTGCGCCTGCGCGCCCGCCTCTGCCGGTTCCAGCGTGGCGTCATAGACCAGCCGGGTGAAGTGCGGCTCGAAGAGCTCGCCGCAGTTGCGGCATTCCCAATACCACCGGCCCCGGGTGCCTTCATTGTAGATGCGGACGATGCCGCCCGAGACTGGCGGCAGTTCGTGCGGGTTCAGCAGGCCGGGCCGCCATTCGGGATCTGTCACCGGAAAGGCCGGGGTGCTTTCCAGCAGCACACAGCCGCGGCTCATGTAGTTCCGGATGCGCGGACGGGCCATCCCGTAGGGGCTGCCCTCCGGTGCATCCTTCGGCCCCAGCACCTGTTTCATGTGGTCGTAATCGGTCAGCAGGACCAGCCGCTGCGTCCGCGATGAAAACTGATTGGCGACGGGATAGCCGATCGACAGGCGCATGCCGCGAAACCGTTTGCGGCTGAAGGTGTCGTCATCACGGCCCTTGCCGAGCCGGTCGTAAATCTCGGGGCTGTTCCGGATCGCCGGGTTCAATTTCTCTTCGACCCATGCGTCTGCATCGGTCTTGGTCATGTGGATGATCTGCACCGGGTCCGGTGCCGAGGTGATGGAGTGGAAAGCCACAGTCATCAGCATCTGCGTCTTGCCGGACTGCGCGGGCCCTACAAAGCAAACCGCCTTGAACCGCCGCGACTGTGTCGTGTCGGCAGGCTCGACCGTGTAAGGCGTCATCGTGCGATCGAAGGGGCGCCAGTCCCCCGCCACCGGCACCCGAAGATATCGCTCGGCCGCATCGGTCACAGTGATCCGCGACGGCGGGTCCAGCAAGGGGAGACAGTCGCCAAGGATCTCGGTCGGCTGGCGCCACGAGGGCAGCGGCGGGATGCGATGCACAGCCCCGGACTGATCCGACATCACCACCATCAGAGCAGCCCCGCCGCGCCACCACGCACCGGCAGCTGTGCCACCTGCGCGCCGCCCAGCATCTCGGTCTCGATGCGCTCGCGCATCTTCAGCAGCAGCGCGTCGCAATGCTTCTGGACCAGCTGGACCTCGGTGGCGCTCAGACCCAGCTCGCGCTCCAGATGGTCCGGCAGCGTGCTGAGCGAGGTGCGAGTGACCCCGAGCAGGTCCTCAACCATTTCCTGCACCCGGGACGCGCGCACCAGATCTCCGCGCTGTTCGGCCACCCGGTTGCGGTGATATTCCGCCTCAGACCATTCGCGGAGTTCCTTGGCGGTGAGGCCGGATTCCTCCGCATGCTGCCCGTCATCGAGGTTGCGGAACAGCAGCGCGTTCTGCGCATTGCGTTCGTCCCGGCGCTGGCGCGCAGCCTGATCGAGCGCTTCGCGATGTGACCGCCACGCCCAGCACTGGCGCAGGCTCAGCTCATAGGCGACACCGTTGCGACCGCCCGACAACACCGGCATGCCCTTGCCAATCCAGTCGGTGATCGTGTTTTCCGACACGCCGAAGACGCGGGCGAGATCGGCACGGTTCAGCGGCTCGCCATCATCCACCACCCCGTCCGGCAGAGGGTAGCGCGCAACGTCGAGCACGCTCCCATCCGGAAGCGTGATGTGATCTTGCATCTTTTTTCCCTGCAATAACAACAGGAACCCCAACAATCAGGGATCCCGGTTCTGGCCCTAAGCCATGTAACGGGGTGCGAATAACCCCTGTGCGGCCCCCCGGGGGGAAGGACCCGAGAAGGAGGCGGGGGTCAGACCCGGGCCTTGACCGCCCGGCTCAGCGCCCGGTCAAAGGCCGGGGCCGCCTCGGCACTGGCCACCTTCCGCCCGTGTTCCTCCATCGGGAACCGGGCCGAGTAGCTGGGCACCGTGTCCGAGAACGCCAGCATCTTCCGGATCGTCTTGCCCCGCCGTTCATAGACACCGGGCGACAGGCTGCTGTCTGCCTGCGGCACGAAGTATGCCGCACGCCGTTTTCCCGCCCGCTTGCGCGAGTCGGCGGTGGTGTTCTGCGCGCTGTCCCGCTGCGACTGCACCGCCGACAGCACCTGCTGGATCAGCCCCTGAGACAGGTTGCCGTAGCGGTTGCGCCCCGCAGACTTCGTGGGCAGCACAGATTGCAGGATGCCCTCATACTTCAGCCGCCGGGACAGCAGCTTCTCGAAGCCGGTCTGTTTCCGGGACCCGCCATCCTGCTGGACCTCCAGATAGTGCTGACCTTGGATCCTGTCCTTGCGCAGCACGGTGGCGGTCTGGACCTGCGGCGTGGCCTTGCGGACATAGAAGGCGTTCAGCGTGTAGGGCACCGGATTGTCGAACACGCGCTTCATCAGCGCCTTGTTCTCCCGGTGCACCGCGAAGGCCATGTCGTTCAGCGCCCACGCGTTCACCCGAGGCACATCCTGCCGCAGGTTATCGAGGTTCCGGTAGAGCTGGCGGAGGCTGCTTTGATCGATCTGCATCACCGCCTCCTCCGCTTGAAATCAGCCACAGCCGTGACGGTCAGGCCGAAATGTAGGTAACCCTTCCGGTCCGGCCATCGACGAAGAAGTAGCTGTATGAGTTTGAACCCCGATACTGCTTGGTATGTTGGCCGTATCCGATGGACTCGTTAACGAGATATGCCGTCCATGTGCAGCGCGCGACATCTTCCGGCATGCCGATGGTGACCAAGCCTTTGCGGAGGTCCCTTAGCCAATTCTCTTGAACGCCGGGGTTGCGCCGTTTGAACTCGCCAATCAGCGTGTCCATTTCCTGATGGCCTTTTGCCACAGACCTCTGCGCCTCTATGCGCTCGCAAAGGCTGCCCGGCCCGACCCCGCCGCCAAACCGCATCACGTTTTCCGATGTTACCGGCTGCATCATGCAAGCCGACGCCACCAGAAGCATAAGAACCGTTCCAAAAATCCTATTCATCGCATCCTCACCAATTCCAATAAGGTGCGATGTTCCGGCAAGATTTCACATAGGCCAAGCCCCAATCTCACGAAGAGATATTAAACGAGATACGCCCGGCAGAGGGGGTTCCTCTCCGGGCGCATTTCGTGATGATGCCAGAGTCATAAGATCCGGTGAGGCTAAGCGTCAAGCACTTTCGCAGGGCGCACCAGATCATAGCCTCTCATGCGGTCCAGAGCGGCGCACAGCGCCCGCCTCAGTGCATCCCGGCTTTTGGCGTCGACCGCCCAGCCATGTGCCTCCAGAACGTCTGAGACGGTCATGCCGCCGATGCAGACCTGATCCACCAGCACCCGGACCCAGATGGCGCGGCGCTTGATCCCCGCAGGACGGATGCGCCGCACCTCCTTGGCAAGCCCGTTGCCGATCCGGGCATGGAAGACGCGCAGCTGCTGGATGTCGCGCAGCATCGCCTCCTCCCGGTCACCGCCACCAGAGCCGCCCGCGCGCTGCGCCTCCAGACTGGAGCATTTCAGCCCGCTGGCGCTGACCAGCTCTGTCAGCGCGGCATAGTCCCGACCCACCTGCACCTGACCGGGCGAGACGGGCGGCACGAAGGCGGGCGGATGCCAGACCGGCTCAGGCTTGCCCGCAGCCGCAGCCTTCGCGCAGCGCACCGCATGGGCATCCCATGCCTGCGCCACGACGCCCTTGTGCCGCCGTTTTGCCTGATCCTCCATTACGTCGAACGCATCCCCGAGGCGCACCCGGTCACCAGCTCCACCGTCATCGCGCACCACGCGCGGCCCCGCCTCGGTCATCATCGCCCGACGCGGCACCTCGGCAATGGCCCGATCCGCACGGGCCGGTGCCACCGGAATGGCGGCACTGCAGCGCGCGGGCGGCGTGGCGCGGGCCAGCAGCGCACGGCAGGCCGCATCCGACTGTGCCAGACGATCGAGCCCGGCCCGCAGCGCCGCGAATCCCCGCTCCACCTCCGCCATGGGCGCCCCGAACCACGCGCCGCCCCGGCCATTGACGTAAACCACCTGCGTCATTCCGCACCCCCGTTTCCATCCTGCGCGGCCAGATAGCCCCGCACCTTCGCTTCGGTCTGATCGAACCACTGGAGCCACTCGGCATCGCCCTCAAACGGGGTCAGCCCCCGGTTGATCCGGTCCCGCACCCGCTCCGCCTTCGAAGCGTGATCGACCGCACGCCGCGCCACAGCCGCCCGCTCGCGATCACTGACCGGCGGGCGCTTGCGGGCCGTCCAGAATTCGTATTCGGCCACCAGCCGGTTCCCCAGCAGCGCCTCTGCGCCCGCCGCCGACCGGAACCAGCGCAGCACGCCGGGAAGCTCACCCAGCGGGCGCGGCTCGCGCGCCTCGGCATAGCCCTCGAAGCTCGCGAGATCGGGCCAGAAGCACCGGGACGAACCCTGCCCCTTCGCCCGCATGCACTGCTCCAGCACGCGCAGGCTTTCGTCGCTGAGATAGCCCATCGAGTCGGCCAGATCGTTCAGCCGCTTGGTCTGCTCTTCGGGCGGCGTGCCCTTGGCAAATCGGAACCCCCGCCGGGCCAAAGGCTCGATCAGCAGGCGCCGGACTCGGTCCCGGTTCGTCTCGGTTGTGGTCTGCACTTCCGTCATAGCCTTCCCCTTTCTCGGCAATTCCACCCCTGCCCCAGTGGCAGGCCTCAATTCTCTTCCGGCGCGTATCGTTTCCTTTTCTTTCCTTTCGTTTCTTTTCCTTTACGCAGAACTGTTCCGTTCTGTGGAAATCTGTGGCGGAACAGTTCCGAACTGTTCCGGGAACAAACGCGCCGATTTTCACAATGTTTTCAGTGCCCGCGCCCTCCCTTGCCAATCCAGCCTTCGGAAACGGCATGACGCAGCGCCCGCTGCAGCGAGGCGTCGATCTGCGGTCGGCGGCGCTGGCCCCGGTGATTATCCACAAGCCAAGCGTCGATCCGCTCGACCAGCACCCGGTCTTCGCACAGCGCCTTGTCGAGCCCGTTCTCGCGCATCAGGTCGGAAAGGCGAGCCTGTCGCTGCGACACGGCCTTGGCTTCGCTGGACGCCTTGCGCTGTTCGCGACGGTCGAGCGCGTCGCGGGCGACTTCGATCACCACCGGGTGCCCAAGCACCACCTCGCCCTCATAGCGATAGGGGCGCCAATTATGCAGCGGTCCGACAGGCTGCGCCCGCAGGCCCACCCATTCGTGATAATCGACCCGCAGCAGCCGCGCCAAAATGGCATCATCATCGGGCAGCGACCCGACAGGCACTTGTTTGCGGGACAGGAAAAACAGGTTCAGCGCCGCCCCCTGCACAGCCAGCGTGGCGGTCAGATGCAGCCGCGAACTGAACCAGCGGTCATGCCAGAACATGGTGAAGAAATCCGAGGTCAGACGCGGGTCGCAGAGGTCCGGCGGATATTCGGGCAGATCATCGATGCCGCTCACCGATCGCAAATGCTGCGCCATCAGAGGCCCGCCTTGCGCACGACATGCGGACCAACAGCCGTCAGGATGCGCGCCAGCTTGCCCGCCACCGAATCCGCCTGCGCCCGCAGCTCCGCCAGCGTGTCGCCATGCGCGTCCAGCGCCTCGCGCAAATCGGCCTGCGCGGCCTCGCGCGCCTTGATCTCAGCGCGCATCGCGTCGAGTTCATGCCGCAGCGCCTCGGCATCCTCATTCCGGCCATCAGGCCCGAACAGTTCCTCGCGCAGCGCCGCGACCCAGCCGGGCCGCAGATCCAGCACTGCGGCCAGCGTGGTGTCAGTTTCGCCGCGCAAATACCGCCCGGACTTCGTGTCATAGCAGTCCTGCAGCAGATCGATGATCGCGCGCTTCTGTTCGCGTGTCGGCTGCGGCACCCCTGCACCGGTCTGTGTTTTCGCCTGAACCTCTGCCATCGGAATGACTTTCCTCTTTGCCTCGCAGCCGGGGCAATGCAGCTTGCCCTTCACCACGGCCCAACCCTGCCCGGTCATCTTTCGCGTGACCTGACCCTCATTCGGCACCCACCCGGTCACGCCCGACTTGCGCGCGTAATCACAGGTCACCACCTCTTCGCGCCCGCACAGATCGCAGACCGCGCGGGCGCGGTTGACGCCCTTGCCGGGAATTGCGCGGATCACGTCACACCCCCAAGCGCCGCCGCGCGGCCTGCCCAATAGGAGGCGAGGGCGCAGCGCAGCAGGTGGCGGTCCCGCTCAAAAGCGACGTCATCGGACGGCATCCGGGCGTAGATGATGCGCACCGCCAACAGAAACACTTCGTGTAACGGGTGATCGGAAGGCGGCGACCAGTTCAGACCCATCGCCTCGTCAAGTCGAAGGATGGCCGCGCTGCAGATCGTCAGACCGCCAGCCTGCAAGGCCAGCGCCGTCGCGCAGGCAACGACAGCCTCCTCTTGGGAGTCGCGGGGCCGGGCTGGCGCCCGCAGGCCGGTGTTCACCATGCTGCATCCTCCATACCTTCGACGCGATCCGCCAAGGCGCGCAGATCAGCCGCCAGTGCCGCCCGCTGTTCGGGCGAGTCACAGAAGCCGTTCGCCAGCGGCAGGGGTCGCGCATTCATCCCGGGATCCGGATCGAAGCGCAGCGCCCACGCGCGGCTGCCGCAGGCCGACAGCGACAGATCGACCGTCAGGTGCGCGAGCGGCATCGTGCACCGGCTGACGATCGTCACGGGCTGCGCCTTGCCACTCATATCCGGCCCGCCCGCTTCATCGCCGCGGACTCCCGACGCGCCATTTCCATCATCGCCTGCAGACCGCCGGTCGGCGCGACGGCACCGTCGCAGGCCGGATCAGCATCCCCCTTGACCCCCGCCTTGGCCGGAGCCGAATCGCGCGAGGTGCGCGGTTTCGACACGGGCCGAGGCGCCAGACCGAGCCGGACACAGAGGCGGCGAATGGTCTTCCGGTCGCGGCCAAGGCGCTGGCCAATCTCGGTGTAGGACAGGCCTTGACCGCGCAGCTGCGTCACGCGCTCCGGATCGATCTTCACCTGCCGTCCCCTTGGGGCCAGCAGACCAAGCCGACGCCGCCGATCAGAGACAGTGATGGTGGCCAGCCCCACGCGCTGCGCAATCTCGCGATCGGTCAGCCCTTCGGCATGGAGCTTGCGAAGATCCTTTTCCGACATGGCGCTGCGAGGGCCGCGCGAGGGCGCCCGCAGGCCCAGCCTGCGCCGCCGATAGGCAATCCGGCGACGCGCAATACCCATCAGCGCCGCGATCTCGGCATCGGACATCCCGGCAGCATGATGCTCCCGCAGCGCCGCCTCATCGATCTTCGGCTCCGGTCTGCTTGCGCCATTGCTCGGAAGCCCAAGCATCCAGCGGCGCTGGTGCACCGCGCTGTGGCACACACCAAGCCGCGCCGCCGCTGCAACATCGGACAGACCCTGCGCATGAAGCGCGCGCAGATCGTCGTCTGAAAACCGCCGCCCCCGGGATGCGCGGTGACCAGCCAGCTTCAGATGACCCCGCAGTTTGAAGACGGCTGACTTGCTGCACCCAAGCGCCGCAGCGATTTGCGGATCGGTCATCCCCTGCGCATGCAGGCTGCGCACCCGATCACGATCAATCCGCGGCATGGCTCACTCCGCAAAAAGGCCCCGCGCGGCGGTGCGCCACGCGGGGCAGGTCTGACAGGGACAGTGCCCGCGCCGATGACCCCCGGCGCGGAA